CTTAATTTATCTGAGTTACTTTGTCTTGCCATGTTAGCAGTCCCACTTCTTTAATGCCAACGCCTTACGTGTTGGTCTTCCCTTAGAATCTTTCATTGGTCCTGGATTTCCTTCCATTCTTGCACAAAATGATTTTCTTCTTGCTGCAGCTTTTGGAGATTTAGCAGCTTGCTTAGCAGATACTGGTGGCTTAAGATTCATACCTTGTGCTTTTGCTGATGCACGGCCCTTAGCATTTAGACCACCAGTAGGACTCTTTCCTTCTTTACGCTGCCATGCAGGAGTCTTTGGCATTATTTACCTTTTGCTGCTCTCATGTTATCAATTAAATTAGGATAAGGTCTACCAGCTTTTTTAGCTGCAGCTTTTGCTTTAGCCTTTTGTGCTGGTGTCAACTTCTTTGGTGCGCCCAAAGACTTTGGACGTTCTTTTTCCCATACTGGTTTTGCTTTTTTAGAAGCCATTATTTCTTTAGTCCTTCTCCAATTGCTGCTAATCTGCAGTAACCATTTGGCTCAGCTTTTTCTACAATGATGTGGCATCCTTTCATTTCAGGACACCAGAAAGCACAGTTAGAGCATTTAACTCCCAGTGCTTTCTTTTCATTCTGTGCTGGTGGCTCATAACCAACCCATATACCATTACCATCATTGTCAGCTAGTTTACCATATTCTTCAACTATCTCGAACATGGCTTCAACATACTTAGCTTCTGCAGGAGCAAGTTTGATAATTGGATTAGTTACACCTTCAGGTAACCCTTCCATCTCTTCATCTTTTTCCTCTTTAGGCAAGCTGACCATAACAGCAACTTTGAATGCTTCACCCATTGGACTTTGTGAATATTTCATTTTTTCTTCTTCTTTACTGGTACGTTGTTGGTAACTTTTTTCTTTTTTTTCTTTTTAGGATAATTCTGCAGCGTAGTGCTGTTTATGTCATTCATATCCCTCATCTGAATGTTTGGACTAGGCATTACTTGGCGCTTGCGTAGAAACCAAATTGAACTCTAATGATACCTTGTGCTGCAACATAAGTTGTTGGGTTTGCAAAGTACACGCCAAACTCTGACAATCCAGCTACACTACCTCTATAGTTTTTAGCAAATGGTGTTGGAGTTGCACCAACAACACTTTCAACTTGAGATGTTGATGAAGCATCTTCTGCATCATTCAATGACCACAATGCTTCAGAAAATTGACCTACACCTGCACCACCCCAGAATGAAATAGTTCCATCCCAACCGTTAGTTGATGTAATAGTCAAAGCTACTGATTCATAACCTGCGCAGTTAACTGGAGCCCAGTCTGAAGTCGGTGTAGCTAGAGTGCTATCGTATGTGAATTCGTATTGCAAGTACATTATTTACCTCTTACCTTTTTTAGATTTGGATTCTTTTTCTTTGCGGCAGCTGGTGCTTTGCGTGAAGCTGATGCAAGTATTGCACCTGCAGACTCCATGCTGTAACCACCTTTTTTTGCAATCTGTTTCTGAGCTGCTTTAAAGCCCATGCCCTTTTTAGATTTCATTTCTTTTTAGCCTTTCCAGCTTCCGATAAAGCTATAGCGATTGCTTGTTTGCGTGACTTAACAATTGGTGCTTTCTTTGGTCCTTTAGGATTCTTTCCAGCATGTAGTGTGCCAGCTTTATATTCCTTCATTACCTTAGATATCTTTTTTTGTGCTGCCGTCTTTTTCATTATGCTTCTGGTCTTCTTTCTCTTGCGGCATCGCTTGGTGACATGTTGCCTTCAGCTTTTGGCTTTGGAACAAATGGATTCTTCTTATCCCAAGTTGCACGTGCCTTTGCTCTTGCAGCTTTTTCTTTTGCGCTACGTGGCTTACCTGCTTTTGCAGGTGTAATGCCAAGTCTCTTTAGTTGAGCGTCAACATATGAACGACGTGCTGCTTCTCTTGCTGGCTGCTTAAGCTTTACATATGGCTTAGCCTTTGCACCAGTTGAACTAGAAGAAGAAGATGAAGAGGATGAAGACGAAGACGAAGACGAAGATGCTGCAGCTTTTTTGACAACCTTTGCACCAGTTGCTAAGTCTTTTGTCATACGTGCAGTGTTAGCTTTTACATCTGCTGCTTTCTTCTGAGCAATAATATCAGCTGTTTCTTTTGGTGGGATTGGTTTTACTTTAGGTGTTTCTTTACCAGAAACTCCACCTTCTTTAAAGAATTTAACTACTGCTTTAAATGGTGCTGCAGTAGCTGCACGAGATTCTTCAGCTGAACCAAATAGATTTGGTTTAACTGGAGTATTATTATTTGTTCTTGGTCTATTTACAGCTGGACCCTGTGCGGCATTAAATGCCTCTGCCATTGTTGGCTTTGCTGGCATTGAGCTTGGCTTTTGCCCTGGTGGGTATGACTTTTGTGCTTTCTTACTTGCCATGATTATTACTCCTTATTTGCTTTCTTTGCTGTTGTTAATCTTTTTTGTGCTTTGGTTATTTGTTTTTTTGCTTCTTTTATAGAAGGAATCTCTATGTTTGAGTGCCACTCAATATGACTGTCTAACTTGTCATTTATTTTGTCAATTTTGCCGGCCAATACACCATGCTGTTCAGAGCTTTCCCTTCTAAACTGCTGAACTAAAACCATAAGAGGACCACCAATAACAGCGACAAGTATAGGAACGAGCCAATCAGCCACACTAAATCAGTTCTTTTCTTGCAGGAATCTTTTCAATTTCTCCTGCTTTAAATCTTGGTGACTCTTCCATGGCTCTTTGCTGCTCTCTTTCGGTTGGTCCATGAAATGCATCTCTGCCATGGGTAAAGCCTAATCGCACATCTTTAACATGACATCTGAAGCAAAGCTGTCTCTTGATGTCATTTTCCGATTCAATCGGTCTTTCGCAGGTAGAACATTTCATATAAGCTCCTATTATACTGTAAAAAACTTTTCATTTCTAATAATAGTTAAATTCACCTATCAGCCAACGGTCACGAGTCTTTACTGGCTTGGGCACTTTGCTGGCAAAATAGTTCAATGTTCCAAACGGAGCATCGGTCTTGGGACTGTACTCTGGCAGCCAAACATACTTTAACATCTGGTTGGCAATAGCTAGGGACATTACACGGTCGTCATGAGGAGAACCGTGGGTTGTGCCATTGTCGTCACGGACAAAGGTCTTGAGTTCGGCAATGGTATATTCGCATTTAAGATACAATGCACCATCTCTTAAGTTTGCGTTTAACTCATCTATGGCCAGTGGCTTTGACAGGGTTGTTGTGCGCCAACCTAGCTTTTCAGTGGCTTCAGCATGTCTTATATTTAATTGACGCTGTCTATAAATATTAATATAATTAGCTTTATTTAAAGATGTTAAAGTTGTTAAACCGTGGTTATTGGACTCAACACCTATTAAAGCTTCATTATAAAAGAAGCCAAGAGAATAAAGAACCTCTTCACCAAATTTATCTGGGTCAATATGTCCATGCCAATGGGCTACTACAATACCAGACTTAGCATCAATAACATGAGCGGAACTATAGTCACCTCGGGCCAATCCTTCGGCCACGTCGGCCCCAATAACGTATCTAGCCCCAGCCTGTGGTAGGGCCCACACGGAGAGTGGTCCTCCAGAGGACTCAAACATAAAAGAGTTTCGAACATCAGATAATTTTTTATTAAAACCTTTCTTAGGAGCTTCTGTTTCAAATTTATTTATTGCGTCAATGTCAAATACTGGACGGCCAGAACGGATAAAGGCTTCCTCAGGATTTGACGGATACTCTTGGTGCAGCTGCCATACTGGTAATTCTGCGGCTTGAGCATCGTACCAAGCTTGGTCACGACCTGACGCCGACCATGGAAAGAAGATTCCACGAAATCGGTTGGTGCCAGTTTGTGAACCATGCCATAAAGTAAAGAATATGTTGCCCTCACCCTTAGCAGTAGATAGACAGATAACACGACCACCTACGTCAGCAATAGGCTCGATAGAAGCCCACGCCTCTTCTGGGTTTGGCAAGAATGCCATTTCGTCAATGATTGCTAGGTAAACTGATTCACCACGAGCAGGTTCATTAGCAGATGGCATTGACTCTATTACGGAATCATTACCAAATGACATCTTTAAAACGTTATTTTGTAACAGTTCAGGACCAGACAGTCTCATCCAATCTGGCAAGAACTTATAAATATATTTAGCTTTCTGTAGAAGTTTTGTAGCTTCACGTTCAGTCTTAGACAACATGACCACAAATCTGTCTGGCCAAAAATAAGTAATCCAAAAGGCATAAGCAGCAGCTAGTGTGGAAAATCCAATCTGACGTGCTTTAAGTACTATGGTATATCTATCGCTTAACCAAGCTTTAACAGTTTCTTTTTGCGCGTCCCTCAAAACAAAAGGAATGCGACCCTGATTAGGATGTTTAATATAAGCATAATTTTCACAAAAGAAAGCAAATGCTTCTGCTAACTCTTCTGGTGTTGCGTTTTCTGGACCACGGCATTTTCTAAAGTTGTATTCATTTAAGAGTTCATCCAAGTTCACGCCAAAACTCCAATCCTGAATATCTTCTTATTGTTTCTGGCAGGAGCACGTCTTCTGGTCTACGGGAGATTTTTTGTACTGCGGGGCGAATCGTG